TGCTGAAGATGCTAGGACCTTAGGAGCCATTGAGTATGTTCTTGACTATGCAAACCCTTCGATTGTCATTGATATTCCATATGTGGGGGTTGCTGATTTTCATAGGATTAACAAGAACTTTGCCTTTGATTCTCATTATCACGGGGAGGCTTTGAAAGTTAGATTGCACATGTTTGTGTCGTCCCCCCTGAGTTGTGAAGTAGGGTCTGTGTCTAGTATTGAATACATGATAACAGCCCAGCCCAATTTAGATTTTGAATTGAAGGGACCCTTAGGTCTAAGATTAGGTATACAAGACTTCACCTTGCCCCAAGCAATGATTTACAAATCAGATCCCAAGTTGCAAAGTTTGAGTGCTGGAGGAGATTACAAGATCATGTTGAGTAATTATGGAAATTTCCTCCTAACCACATTGAAAACTGATACTGCCTTTACTTTCAAAGTAGCTCCTAATTATAGGCAGTTGGACATCCAAGAGAATCCCTTGTTTTGGAATGCCTCCCAATTTGTGAGGTGGGATGGTTCCCTTTGCTACCGATTTGAAGCCTTTAAATTTAGTAAGACTACACCTCATGTAGTAAAGATCTGGTTTATACCTGAAGGGGAAACTCCTTGTTTGACAGAATGGAGTGGCCATTATGATTACATTCCTCCAACAGGTATAAATGTTGTGACTTGGAGATTAGATTTGAATCCCATCCAAGAAATAACGGTTCCTATGTGTGCTCGCTACAAAACCTTACTGATACCAAAGAGTTATCTTTCAGTGAAGGACAACAAGTCCAATTGTTATTACAATGGGTCAGTATGTTTCTCATATGTTGGGGATTCTACGGTGGATTTTAGAATTTCCGTTAAAGCAGGTGAAGACTTGGGTTTCTTTGATAGAAGTGCTATGGGAAAGTTAGGGTTGACTCCAGACTGTGTCGCCAGAGTTAATTATGTGAAGAAGTTGAAAGGAGATTTCTCCACTATTCCTATTCAGAAAGAAATCTTCAATGAAGATCCAAATCAATGGTTGGTAAACTCAATTGTCAATTTTAATGCTGACCCTGGAGTTAATCTTGGAAATTCTTATGAAAGAGCTGATGGAAGAAAAATGAAACTTGATGATGATAGGAACTTCAAGGAAGATAAGGCAGTCCCACAGATGTACAGAGAGAGTGATGAATCCATCAATTTTGCAGACTCTCTTATCAACTGGGAAAAGGTGGAAGAGCATAATGCAAAGAGACCCAAAGTCAGTGGAAAGTCCCAAATGTTTGCAACAGCTTCAAGTTTGGCGTCTCATGCTCTCTTTGGAAGAAAACAAGCTGCACAACTTCATACAGAGAACATAGTGGCTAACATCAATAAGATCAATGATCCAGAAAAGTTCAATGAATTACTCTCAGTTTTCACACAGATGAAAGATCTAGATGTAAAAGCCTTTTCAGAAGTCATGGTGCAAGCAGAGCCCTTACTCAAACAAGTCAATACAGCAGAAGGAAAGCAAGCTGCTAACGATGCCATCAAGGGAATGCCAAAGATATGTTCAGTTACTGGCAAGATGGCAGATATCATGGATTCTATCTTGAAATTCCTGGAAAAATTTGTGACTCATTCATTCCCAGGGTTCATAATGCAGCTAAGTCAAAATAAACAGGGCATATTGGCAATTTTGGCAACTATAGTTGGGGTAGGATGTCTTTATTACTGGTACAAAAATTTGGATGCCATGTCAATGATGCAAAAGATCAG